CCCGGCTGTAAAATGGGCTCGCCAATTTTAGCATCATTGCTATTGGCCTGTATATGATTATTTGATAAGATAAGGGATTTGCCTTCCTTTTTTACCAGACAACCTAAAGTTCCGGCGGTGATATTTCTATGGCCGACGCTCACCCCACCAGGGGCCGGTCGATGCCTTTCGGTAGGAGATCGCAAGGCATGAATAATTCCAGTTTCGATTACATCTGTTAATATCCCATTTAAATTTGTAGGCACTCGATCTATATTAGATAATTGCCATGACTGAATCTTTTTGGATACCGAACAAACAATCCCCAAGGTTGATGTTTTTTTACCATTGGTAATTTTATACCCTATTCCCACTGCAACAATATTTGCTCGATTAAGAAGTTGGGCACGATGATTTTTGAGTACTTTTCTTATGGCTTTTAATTGTTTTTTCATATTAATTTACCTCTGTCTCCGCCTTCGGCGGGTGGGTGGAGTTTCTTCCTCTTTATCTCTGGTCGCAGTTTCTTCTGCCTTTTTATCCATTTCGGTTTGATCACCGACAGCTGCACAAGCATCAAAAACATCATCGGGGCAATTTTTACACTCTTTGGAATCAAGATCCGGGCTTCCAAATGCTAAACCATTCGGGCAACCATCGGCATCTTCCCGCGGATTTTCATCTTTCGATTCTTCTTTTTCTGGAGTAGATCTTCGCCTTGATCTTCGGCCAGATTGTTCTGGCGGATCATCGACTTTAGATTCTTCCGGTTTCCCGTTTTCAGATTCATCATCTAACCCAAGGTGGGCCCTGTTAAATTCCTCATATGTACAAATTTTGACCAACGCATCAAATGAAACCGTTTCCTCAACAATGCTTTCTTTATAAGGATCACGATCTTTGAACTCAACATTTCCAGCCTCGATGAATTTATTTTTACCCAGTTGTTTTTCTTTGCCCTTGATCTCGACTGATTTGCCCATTTCAATATCAGAATATAAAACGGTTTCTTCCCCTTCATCTGCCTCGGAAAGAATTTCTTTTTCAAAAAGATGATAACTGGCATCTTCCCAAATTGAATTTACTCCGTCGGGATTTTCTTCTTCGTTATAATCATAAATATTATACCAGCATCTCCATGAGGGTTTTAATTCTTGAATTTTTTTATCACTTGGCTCTTTTTTTTCATATTCTTCGAACATCTCCTCGCATCTTGGACATTTCTGTCCAAAAGCCAAGCGGAGACAAAGAAACTTATCATTGCCTTCTCCAACATTGCTATGAACCGGTAACTCTAATTTATAATCCCAATCGCCTACATCAAGATTGGTTGTCAAGCCAGAAAATGTACGCAGATCTTTATACCATTCCTGAGTAACAACCCAAGGAAGAAAATCAATTAGATTTAGATTTTTGCCTGATTGAACTTCGAATGCCATAGGTTTTTTGCCGACAAGTCTACTCCAATCCAATACCGATTTTCTTCCCAATCCTTTTTGATCACGAGTATCGACCGCCTGCCTTGTTCTATTTCTTAATTTCTCTCTGCGAATTTCCGCCATGCTTTTTGCCATTATTCTTCTCCTTTTCTTGGAAATATGTTTTTATTACTATTTTAGAAAGTATCCTGAATAATATTGCTATTACTAAAAATACAATAACAACTGTAAGAATACTGATTAATAAAATCATTGCACTTTCAGCAAAATTATAAAATCCATTCATTTGCTCACCATTATTTTCGCCTTCGCCTTTGATTTATTTCTGTTCTATGGGTATCGACTTTTTTGCCCTCTATTTCTTTTGATATTGTTTTGCCGGATTCAACCATCCTTTCTTCTCTGGGGGTTGCAAAGTAATTTCTTATCCATAACTTGACTTCATCTTGCAAAGCATATTTACGATCGTCCATAGCGTTGAGGGCGTTCCAGGCCATTGATAGGTTATATTCCGCGTCGATCTGTTCATTTTTGGCATTTTTATGGTCTTTATGTTCTCTGTAATGCGCCTCTCTTAAATCGGCACTTGATAATTTTAATTCTTTGGCTTCTTTGATTAATCTTGAACGAGTGACTTTGACTTTTTCATGTGCTTTTTTAACAACCTTGTCAAGATAAGAAATTTCATCTGCATATTTTTTTCGATTCGCAGCATGGGTTCTCCATTCTTCATGTAAATTGTCTAAATCAATTGCAATATCGTTCATAAAATCTAATTCCGGCATAATTTATTTTCCTTTATTATATTATAAGAAAATTTAAAAGTTTTTAAATATTTTTAATCAAGTGTTGTATTATATGCAGCAAATACGATTCCGGCCATGCCGGTATAAAATACATTTTCTCTAAAACAATCAAAAACCAAAGCAGCCTGTCCAGCATCGGGATTGTTTAGTGCCACTGCTTTCATATAGTGTATAACCGCTTGTCTGCCTCGTTCTGGTTCTGTTCCTTTTAATCCTTTTAATATCTTTCTTAATTTATTCCAATCAGCCCCTTTTAACATCGCTTGACAGAGCTCTTTCACTTCGCGATTTGCCTCTGTTTGTTGGATCGCATCAATCATTTTATCGGCATCAAGATCGATTATCTGATCGAGAATTACGAGTGCTTCTCTCGGACATCCGTCACTGGCCGCAATGATTTCTTCAATTACATCTTTTGGAATATCAAATTCCTCGCCATTCAAAACCCATTGAAGAAGTTTTTCGATTTGAATATCTGTAAGTGATTCTACCTTGTATTTCTGACATCTCGTCTGAACGGTTTTGATTATTTTATTAGGTTCAGTGGTACATAAAATGAAGTAAACGTGTTTCGGGGTATCCTCCAAGGCTTTAAGCATAGCATTTTGAAAAGAATTGCTTGCTTTATGAAATTCATCAAGTAACCAAATTCTGCATTTTGATTCCATCGGCAAGAAATTCATATTTTGTCTAATTTCCCTGGCAGTATCCACCCCCGTGAGCTGCGCAATGTCGAGTTCAGCGAAATCGTTAGAATTAATTTTACAGCCTAATTCATTGGCGATAATTCTGGCAAGTGTTGTTTTCCCACAGCCGCTTGGCCCATGTAAAATAATTGAATGTGGCGGATCATCGCCGGATATTTTATTTTGAATAGTTTTAACAGTGGCTTCATTCCCAATTATCTCAGAGAATTCTTTAGGGCGATAATCCAGATGCAAAGGCATATTTTATTTCTCCTTATTTATTAATTCTTCTATTGATGGTAAGCATAATTTTAATTGCCCAAATTTTGGTGTCAAAATTAAATCAAATTCCCTATAACTATCCAAATCCGTTTCGCTTTTATGACTTGCAAATGGCCCCGGTTTCCATTCTCGAAATGGATTAATCCGTATCAATCGCCCATCATGATCTTTTACAAAATCGGCTTCGTTTTTAAATCTGACATCGTCTATTATTACAAATAATGGGTATATTGATATAAATTTTCTCATACGTTTTGTCCAATAATTCGGATCTTGCTTCCGTCTAAAATCCGTGCCATGCCATTGTAAAATCTCTCTTACCATCATATTTTCTCTTGGGAGTTTTTTATGATTTACAATTTGTAATTTCCCTTCTTTTGAATAATTCCATTCATCGGGATAATCATACATAAATGCGGATTCTTCTTTTAAAATATTGGCAAACGATACTTTTATATATTTTGGATGTTTTTTTAAAAACATATTTGTTAGTGTGGTTTTCCCACATCTCATTTTGGCCGAGATTCCAATTATCATATAATTTTCCTTATTTCGATATCTTTTCTTGCAACATTTTCAATATACTTTCCACATTTTTGGCAATATACAGAACATAAAAAATCTTTTGAGTCTTTAAATGTAACTGTTTTAATATAAGGGATTGCAAAATGATTGCAGGCCTTACAACGAATTTTATATTTTATTTGATATTGAATTCTATTCATTCTAAATAAGCCCCATTTTTTTAGCAAACCAAATAGCAACCAACGCTTCTCCCGTTTCTCCCTTTTCTGGCCAATCTTCCATACAAGACATAGGTATCCAAAATTCTTTATCTCCGTCGTCAAATTTAACAGCCAGCTCGGTTTCACCAATATTCTCTACATCTATTTCAGTATATTTATTGCCATCTGTATCTTTAATCATATTTATTATCTTTCCCCAAAATGTTCTTTAGCACATTTAGAACAGAAATAAGATCCACAAAAACCAGCATCTATAAAGATGACACAATTTAAAATAATTTTTACAACTACGACATTCAATTAATTCGTCTCTAATTGCATGTCGATAACTTTGCCGTGCCCATTTCATATTTTCTTGATATTGTTCAGGGGTTAAATTTTTAACTATTTCTTTATGATTGTAACTCATGTTAAACTTTCTAAAACAGCAATTTTAAAATTCCAAATCTCTATGGTGAGGCACAATTTAGCATAGCCGTAAGTTCCCGGCATGGTTTTGTGTTCCATAAAATTTGCCTGTTCTGATTTCAATCTTTCAATTTTTTGTTTTATTAATTTCTTTATCATTTAGGTATATACCCTTCAATTCTATCTATCATTCTTGTAATGGGACTTTGGAAATGAATAATAGTAGTGCCATGTAATGGGCAATGCCATCTTCCCGTTGTCATTTTTGATTGTTCTTTTAAAGTAGGACAAGTACATTTATGAAGGGATTCGAGATATTCAATTCTCTTGTTTAATTTTTGGATGGTTCGATGCAAAGGAACATCAATATTATGCCTGAAAGGTGGCCGTGATGGCATTTTGTTTTCTCCTCTTATAATATTCTTTCATATATTTCTTCATAAAACTGTCTCTGCATTTTTTACATTGAGAAGGAAGCCAACAATAAAATTCAGATCCACTTTCTGGCGTTCCTCCACAAGTTCTGCATTTTGGTTTGAATTTTCCCATTTATTTCCTTAATAATTTAAACTTCTCGGCAAAATTTTTAATTCCGCGCTCAAAATATTCTCGATTACTGCCCTTTCTTGCAACAGCCGCAGGATGAAGGCACCAACAAATCCATGCTTCAATTGAAGGAATCCATTCCGTAGTTCCCGATAAATTCATTATACCACTATCCCGATCAGTAAACGCTTTAACACTTGTATTCCCGAATGCCAAAATCAATTTTGTTTTTAACTGTTTGAGTTCTTCTATTAACCAAGGATTGCAGGATTCTATATGTTTTGCCTTTGGGGTTTTGGTTATTGAAGGATAACATTTTACACAATTTGTGATATGAAACATTCGTCTATTCAAGTTATATTTCGCCAATTCTTCCCAAAGTAATTTGCCCGCCGGGGCCTTTTCATAAAAGCCTCGTTTATATTTGTTTTCTTTTGGCCCCGGTGCTTCGCCATTGATCACAACATTATACAATCCCAAAGATGGCATGATTGGCTCGTCACATTCATTTCTCAATTTGCATTTTTCACATTTAAGCAAATTATCATTTGAAAATCTAATTCTTTGAATTAGTCCTCGAGGGATTTCTTTCTTTGATATATCAAGGGGCTTCCATTTAGATGATATATTTTTTGATGGTTTAAAGCCAAGGGATTTTATAGTATGATCACCAGACTGTTCATTGCTAATATCAAAAGGAATATATTTTGAAAGTATTTTATTATCCGGGATGGCTTCCGGATCATGCACTTTTAATTCATCAAGAATCAATTCAGTTTTATTTCTAACTTGAGGGGAAGCAATATATTTTTTACCAGGAAAGAACCCCACGAGTTTTGGTTTATTTATTGCTTTACTTTTTATACATTTGTTGGCCTGATGTTCTCCAAATCCCGAAATCTCTATAAATGGAACATATAATTTATTATTTTTAACGAGCCACTTGGTAGAGTCCGAAAATCCTACTTTTGGGGACATGATTGTTATATTATGTTCCATTATTTCTTTGAATAATTCCCCTTTTTGCCTTTTGTCGTCGTCTTTATTATCATCTAATTCCGCAAATGACAAACAAGCGCAGATAAATTCAACTGGATAATTAGCCTTTAACCAGGCCGTTTGATAACCAATCATGGCATATGCGACGCTGTGCGAGCGATTAAATCCGTAACTTGCCCATTCTAAAAGTCCATCCCAAAAATGCTTTGCCTCTTTTTGGGATAATGTTTTCATTTTTTTGCAACCATCCCTAAATTGTTCCCAATAAGGCTTGAATTCTTTGGCTGTTCTTTTTTTGGCAATTACTTTGCGAATTTTATCAGCCGTGCTTTCTGGCAAACCGGCCACCCTGCTAATAACTTGCATCACCTGTTCTTGATAAACAAGGATGCCGTAAGTATATTTTGTGACATCTTCATATATTGGATGTATAGCTTTCCATTTTGCGCCATGTTTTCTTTTAATAAAATCTTTCGTCATGCCAGATTTCGATGGACCGGGCCTCACCAATGCAATTGCAGCAACAATATCCTCAAAATTATTGATTTTCATTTCTTTGCAAAGTTCAGTTGTCGGCTTGGCTGAAATCTGAAATATGCCTGCTGTTTTACCTGAATTAATCAAATCAAATACTTTTTTATCATCTAAAGGAATTTTATCGAGGTTTATTTTCATTGATTGGCCTTAAAAAATGCATTTGCAAATCCTATTGGAGTTATTGATCTTTTTTCTGCTCCAGATAGTTTTGTACGAATTTTACTTCCCTCTATTGGAATAACAGGAAATCCCTTTGGAATATTAAATTTACCCCATAAATGAGTTTTTTTAGTATATGGATCTCCATAATCACAAGGATCGAAAGAAAATACTGGATCACCGAGCCAATTATTTATTTTACCCACTGGATTTTCTAAAGCCCAAAAATAGGGTTTTAAAACATAAATAATTCTGATACAAGCATCAATGATTGATATCCCTTCTATCATATCAATATCCGATCTTTTCCATCTTGCTCCAGAACCAGCAAATACAGTACATGGCGGGGCAGCTAAAATTCCATAAACATTTCCAATATATTTTTTAATATCATTAAATTCTTCTGGCAAGCGAGATTTATTTGATCTTTTAGATGGCCACAATCTTACATCTGATTCCGGCCATGTTATAATTTTAACATTATATCCAGCATCTTTATAAGGTTTTGACCACGCTCCAGAACCACTACATAAATCTAAGATTGTTTTAAAAAATGGATTTATCATTCGTTTAC